AAAGGCCGTTCCTGGGCAGGTACGGAATCAACGACCATGACCGCAACATCGTTATTTTCAATTACGAGGTCGAGCCGAGGCAGTATCGCCAATGGATGCGCGAAGTCGGCATTGAAAACACAGACCGCGTGAAGCTGGTTCACCTTCGAGGACTGCGGATGCCAATGACCAGTGACTATGTGCAGGACAAGGTAATCGGCATCCTGAGAGACTTCGATTGTCAGACTTGGATTGTTGACCCACTAGCCAGAGCCTTTGTCGGATCAGGTGACGAGAACAGCAACAGCGACATGGGCTTATTCTTGGACACTCTCGATGTCATCAAATACGAGGCAAATGTCGAGAATCTGATTGTCGCAGCTCATACCGGCAGAGCCTTGGAACATGGCATTGAGCGTGCCAGAGGCGCATCGAGGTTTGACGACTGGGCAGATGTGCGCTGGATTCTGACCAAGAATGACGAAGGACAACGCTTCCTGAAGGCGCATGGCCGTGATGTGGACATGGAGCAACACCTGCTGACCTACGACAGCGACAGTCGCTCTCTGGCTGTGGATAAAGCCATCAAGCAGACCGACGCGACCATTGAAAACATCATGCTCCAGATTGTCGAGGTTGTTGCCAATGAGCCAGGGCTGACCACTGGGCAAGTCAAAGAGAAGGTGACAGGTGGCACAGACTATGTGAACAAGGCTTACAACTATGTCGTGGCGCAGGGCAAAATTGTGGCAAAACAGGTCGGAAATACGAACACCAAAATCCACTATTCACCAGAGCATCCAGCCGTCTCAGACCGACTTGAGGCACTCTAAAATGACCGTCTTACCTGCTCTGACCTGCTCTGACCTATTGAGAGTAGGTCTAACCTACCTGCCCTATATAGGCAGGAGATAGACAATGGGAAAAGGAATCGACTCACCTGACCATCGACCTACCTATTTCAAACATCACATCAGCGACACTGCCCAGCCGTCAAAATGTCGCAGCTGTGGCAGTCGGGTCTGGCGGTTACTTGTGAACGGTGTCGAGACCATTCTTGACCCCGACCTGCTCACGCCAGCCGAGGAACTTATCTATCGGGTGACCAATCCCAAGCGAGCGACTTACGCCATTTTCAGAGACAGTCCGACTTGGTACGCTCGCCTACGAAGCCAGCAGTCGATTGTCCACAATCCCTGTGGACAACTAATCCTCGCCGACCACGAACACAAAGCACTTGCCACCGCCGAACTGCCCGAATACTTTCCAAAGCGTTATTCCTACGAGATACCCGAGAGGCCAGCATTCTGATGAAGTGCGCCAACTGTAACCGCAACGCCGATGAACAGATTCTCTGCAAGGGATGTGCCGGACACCTGCAACGCTCACTGGCCGAGTTGCCAGTGCAGGTTGCCGAGGCTCACAAGTATCTCGCGCCAACCAAGGGCGGACATGGCACGAACACTGGCGAACCAGTAATCGCCATCAATGTCACCGCGCTGGACTGGATCACTGGAAAGCCAATCACCGACATCCTTTGGGAATGGGAGAAACTAATCCGCGAGGAACGCCGACTCACTCCACCTGCCTACCTCGAGCCAGTAGCTGATGAAGTTAAAGCAACAGTCGCCTTCCACCTAGCGCACCTGAACTGGACACTTGAGCAACCTTGGGTCTCGGATTACTGCGATGAGATTCTGGCACTGCACAAGCAAGGGCAAGTCGCCAGCCGTAGCCAGCGTGACCCAGTTAGGCGCATCGCCTGCCCAAGTCCACATCCCGAGGATGAGGCGAAGTATTGCAACAAGATGCTCGCAGTGGAATCCAACGACCTGACCGAATCCTTAGTCTGTTCACGCTGCAAGACCCATTGGACACCGGCACGACTCGTGGCAGTGGCAATGAGTGATCCGAACAGGGTTGCCTGGCTCGACATTGAATCCATTGCGGTCTGGGTTGGAATCTCTGAACGCCATGCACGCCGAGTGGCTCACAGTTCCAACATCGAGCGCAAGGGGCAACTGTTCAACTTCACGCAATTCACGGCAAAGTACCGCGCCAATTCGATTTGACAAAAGTTGTCCATCGTATCTGATAGGCTAGTGCCTAGCACTAATCGAGTGCCTAAAAACAATCAGAACCCTGACCGATAGCCGGCAGGGTTCTTGTCATTTGTGGAGTGTTTGTGGAGTAGTCATGGCAGGAATCAAAGTCGTTGATAGCGACACCATTGCTGACATTGACGAGGCACTAACCTTCCTTGTTGAAACACTCAAGACCCAACTAGACCGCAAAGCCTTCATGGCTATTGTGGATGAGCTGCTCGATGAACGGTCGGCGAAGTCATGCGCATAGCAATCACAATCGATGACATCATCGTGGAACTAGATGACGAGACTTCCAACCCGACTCTCGATGGCATCGACTCAATCCTTCGGCGAATGAGTGGTTGCGCTGTTGAGATCTATGAAAAGACTTTCAAGGGAACTGCCGAACCATTCAGCATTGACTTCCATCCTCTGCCTGATGTGCAAGAGGATGACGACACAGACGATGAGTAAGATGCCATGCCTGACCTGTGGCATTCCAACTGACGGCTCACGATGTCCAGCACACACAGTCAGCGCACCACGCAAGCCAAGCGAACACTCACGCAACTACGATCACTCATGGCGCAAGCTGCGCCTTCGCATACTAGACCGCGACCAATGGACTTGCTACCAGTGTGGCAAGAGACTGGTCGGCTCTGATGCCACAGTTGACCACCTAATCCCGCTGACCGTAGCACCTGACCTGCGCCTAGAGCCTGCCAACCTTGCTTCATGTTGTCGAGCATGTAACTCCAGCAAAAAGAACCGCTAGAACACGGCCAGTCAAAAAAAATCTTTTTTTCTTATATACCAACACAAGACCCACCCCCCAAAATCTCGCATGCTCCTGCGAAATTGGCAATTCGGGGAAACCGTCATGACTTACGCAGTTTGGAGATTGGACTATGACCAAAGGTCGACCGCCAAAACCAAACGAACTCAAGCGAGCGTTAGGCAATCCCGGCAATCGCGCACTGCCTGAACTAGCGACAGTGGCAGTCTTGCCAATGGCGCACAACATCCCCGATGCGCCAATTGACCTTGGCCCTGAAGGCAAGCAAGTCTGGCAAAACTGCTGGGCAATGGCGATCACATGGCTTTCGCCTGATTCCGATGTTCAAGCAATCACGAATCTCTGCCGACTAGCTGATGACTTGCAAGCGGCTCGAAACAAATTTCACGCAACGCTCGACAACGCCGATGGCCGTCTGGTTGCGACCTTATCCAAATCTTTCACCGATGCCTTGACAAGTCTCGGGTTTGACCCAGTTTCGCGATCTCGCCTAGGGGTAGCCGAAGTGAAACGAGTGAGCGCACTTGACCAACTCATCCAACAACGCCAAGCCAAGGGCCGCTAATCAGACAATCACTGTTCTGATGGGTGCGCCAGGTGCAGGCAAAACAACCTGGCTTCAGGCTAATCGAGCCGACCAGCACATTGCTTCGACCGAACAGATTCGCGTTGATCGAGAGATTGACAGAGGCGAGTTCATGCACTGGATGCGCCAGCGAGCGATTCAGGAACTTGATGCCGGTCGAAGTGTAATTGCTGACGGCACACACATTGACCGCAGACATCGTGCATTCTGGCTCAAACTTGCGGAAGTTTATTCGACTGCAATTCACTTGATTGTCTTTGACACTTCTTTGGAATTGTTATTGGCAGCGCAACGCAATCGAACTGCTCCAGTGCCGAACAACATTGTTCGCAAATACTTTCGAGACTTCCAGTTTGCCTTGCCATCCATCGCTCATGAGCCTTGGGATTCTGTTGAAACTTTCGTGAGGCGATAATGCCAGCGAAACCTTCAAGCAAGAATCCACCACGCTGGCTGACGAAAGTTCCACCGGCAGACCTCAAGCGCAGTCACGGCGGAGATGTCGTTGCCTTCGCCGAAGCACTTTGCAAAATAACCAAGGACTCAGTGGCTGGCAATGCTGGCGAGCCAATGATTTTCAGGCAGTGGCAAAAGGACTTGACCGCGCAACTGTTCGCAGTCAAAGCCGATGGCACTTATCGACATCGAACTGCCCTTATAGGGCTTCCGAGAAAGAACGGGAAATCGGCTTGGCTTGCTGCGGTCGCGCTTGAGCATCTTGTGTTCGGGCCGTCAGGTGGCGAAGTTTATTCATGCGCAGCTGACCGAGCGCAGGCAAAGATTGTGTTCGATACCGTCAAAGAGATGATTCGACTTCAGCCTGACCTTGGCGAATTCTTGCAAGTCTTTCGAGATGCAATTTTCAATCCCAAGAATGGCACGACCTATCGCGCACTTTCGGCAGAAGCCTTCACGAAAGAAGGCTTATCGCCAACGCTGGTCGCATTCGATGAAGTCCACGCTCAGCCAAATCGCGAGCTGTGGGATGTTATGCAACTCGCAGCAGGTGCGCGAACTTCACCAATGATGATTGGCATTACCACTGCAGGAGTCAAAGTCGATTCCAGCGGTCAAGATTCTCTCTGTTATGGCCTTTACGAATACGGCAAGAAGGTTGTCCTCGGCGAAGTCGATGACCCGACTTTCTTCATGTCTTGGTGGGAAGCACCTGATGGCATGGATCACCGAGACCCAGCCACATGGAAAGCCGCTAACCCTGGCTTCGATGACATCGTCTCAGCTGACGATTTCGAGTCAGTAGTCAATCGAACGCCTGAGTCAGAGTTCCGGACAAAGCGTTGCAATCAGTGGGTGGCAACTTCAAGCACCTGGCTTCCAACTGGCGCATGGGATGCAGTGGCAGATTCAAGCATCGAAGTTCCAGATGGCACTGACATTGTGCTTGCCTTTGACGGTTCATTCAACGGCGACTGCACAGCCATTGTCGGAGTGACAACTGGCGAAGTGCCTCATGTCTTTGTCGTTGATTGTTGGGAAAAACCTGAGAACGAATCCGCCGATTGGCAAGTGCCAGTGATGGATGTCGAGCAATCAATCCGCAACGCCTGCCAACGCTGGCAAGTTCGAGAGATTGCCTGCGACCCTTACCGATGGGCGCGAACCTTCCAAGTCCTTGAGGATGAGGGCTTGCCGATTGTTCTATTCCCACAATCAGCCAGTCGCATGACTCCAGCCACGACTCGATTCTTTGAGGCAGTGCTGAACAAGGCAGTCACTCAGGATGCCAATCCAACACTGGCTCGCCATGTCGATAACGCCACGCTCAAACAAGATTCACGCGGTTCACGACTGGCAAAAGAGTCTCGCTATTCAAACCGAAAAATCGACTTGGCTGTTGCCTCGGTGATGGGCCTTGAGCGAGCAGCCTTCTGGACAACGCAAGGAAACGGTTTGCCAATGGTCTTTGACCCTTGGTCGCTCGATGAATTAGGGGATTCGAATGAATAAATTTTTCACACTGGCAGTCATCACAACGGCTGTTGAAATTGCAGGGGCTGTTTCAATCACCATTGGTGTCGGCAACCTTTATGGAACATCGGCAGCACTAATCTTGGGCGGAGTCTTTGCTATGGCATTTGCTTTCTTGGCGGATAGAGGATGAGTATTTTCCGCAGAGGTGTCGGCGACTTAGTTGGTCGTTATCCTCAATTCAACAACTATGTCGCGCCACTGTCTCAGCTGTACGGCCAGACAACAGTCACATCATCGGCTGGCGAGCGCATTGACGAATGGACTGCGCTTGGCGTGTCCTCGGTGCTATCTGCCGTCACACTTCTTGCTGACTCAGTTGCATCGCTACCGCTTCGCGCCTATGAGATTGACCCTGCCGGCACGCGCAAGTCAATCCCAGTGCCAACCCTTCTGACAGACCCAGACCCTGCCTCGGGAACAAACTCATTCGAGTTCATTCACACAACGATGGCT